TGCTGCAGGTGGTAAAATGAAAAGTAAAGGTTATGCTGCAGGTGGTAAAATGAAAAGTAAAGGTTATGCTGCAGGTGGTAAAATGAAAAGTAAAGGCTATAAGACAGGTGGTAAAACAGGTCGTGGTATGGGCGTAGCTCTCCGTGGCGGTGGTGCGGTATCTAAACGATAGGAGAAAGATATGTCTAAAAAAGATGTTCCAGCAGATAATCCAGGTCTAGCAAAACTTCCAACTAAAGTTCGTAATCGTATGGGTTATAAACAAATAGGTGGTAAAATGGCTGGCTCTGTAGGTGAAGGCAGTACACGTGGTACACCTGAACAAGGGCAACGTGCTTATGACTTTGAGCAAGCTCAAAAGAAAGAACGTGAAGAATATGAAAAGTTTATTGAAGAGCAGCTTTCTGATAATCGTGGTGGTAAAAATTAATGCCTTTATCTAAAGGAACAAGCGATAAAACTATTAGCAAAAACATTAGCAAACTAATGGGTGAGGGCTATGGTCAAAGCCAAGCAGTAGCTATTGCTATGAGTGAAGCAGGTCGTAATGTTTCTAAAAGAGCTACAGGTGGTAAAACTGCGACTGCAAACAAATTAAAAAAAGTAGCTAAAGGTTTAGAAAAAGCTAGTAAGACTCATGCCAAACAAGCTCAAGTTTTATCTACTATAGAATTAAAAAAAGGAAGGCGACCTAAAAAGAAAAGTCGTGTAAATGAAGCAGGTAACTATACTAAACCTGGTTTACGTAAAAGACTGTTTAAAAAAATTCTAGCAGGTGATAAAGGCGGTGCGCCTGGTCAATGGTCAGCACGTAAAGCACAAATGTTAGCTAAACAATATAAAGCAGCAGGTGGGGGCTACAAAACGTAGTATGTTAAATGTCAAGAGGAAAGAGAAAAACAACTCCAAAGAGAAAAAAACCACAACAAGATTTAGTCAATTGGGGCAAGCAGGAGTGGACAACTAAAAGTGGCGAACCATCAAGCAAGACTGGCGAAAGGTACTTACCAAAAGCGGCTATTAAGGCACTCACCCCAGCAGAATATGCGGCAACTACGAGAGCAAAAAGAAAAGGAACTGAACAAGGAAAACAATTTGTTGACCAACCTGAAGCTATAGCAAAGAAAACTTCACAATTTCGTCAAGCAAAAACAGGTGGTAGAATTAATAAACGTAAATATGGTAAAGCTCCACATAATAGGATATACTAATGTCATTAACAGATGCAGAAAAAAATAGATTAAAAAAATTAGGACTTAAAGGTTTGAATAAACCAAAAATGACTCCTAAACATCCAACTAAAAAAGCAGTAGTTGCAGTGAGATGTGATAATGGAAAAATTAAAACAATTCGTTTTGGCGCACAAGGAATGGGTCATAACTATAGCAAAGAAGCTCGTAAAAGTTTTAAAGCAAGACATGCAAAAAATATTGCTAAAGGTAAATGTTCTGCTGCTTACTGGGCTGACAAAGTATTTTGGGCAGGTAAATCTGGCAGTAAAAAACGTCCTCCAAAAAGTCAAAAACAAACTTTTGGTCTTAATAGAAAAAATACAAGGAAAGCTTAAATAAAATGACAATAAGTAGGGCAGCGACCAGTCAGCAGATTAGAAAGGCAGGTGGTCTTAAAAAACGAACTACTGGCTTAAAGCGTCCAAGAGGCGTAAGTCATAATAGGACTGGTCGCACCATACGTAGGAAGTAATGGCATTACGAAATAGAGAAAAGTATTTTTGGTTTAAACCAAGGAATAAACTGATGCACAAAATGTATGACAATGTTAATTCTTCCATGACCCAACGTAAGAATATTATGGGAAATACTTATGTTAAAAAAACTTGTGGCAAAGAAAACTGTAACTGCAAGTGTAATGAAAAAAAACAAGGAAAAGGATAATTCGTAATGGCTACATCAGGAACATATAGCTTTTCAATGGATATTGATGAAGTAATCCAAGAAGCAATGGAAATGATTGGTGGTGAACCCACGCTGGGTGAGGAGCCTCGCTCTGCACGCCGTTCTATAAATTTACTCCTACAAGATTGGCAAAACCGTGGTATACAACTTTGGACAGTTGGAACTACGGCGGTGTCCGTAACAACAAGTGTTACATCTTATAGTTTAGATGCACATAACATTGATGTTGTTGAAGCAGTCATTAATAGAGTTAATGGTGACAACAAAACTGACTTACAACTAAACAGAATATCTATGGAAGAATATTTAAAGATTCCTAGAAAATCTCAGACGGGTCGCCCATCTCAATATGCAGTCAGGCGTGACCGTGATAATGTTGTTATTCACCTATGGCCTCTACCAGATAATAGCACTGACCAACTTAAACTAGAAACTGTAAAATACATTCAAGATGTCACACGGTCTTCTCAGAGTGCTGATGTCTCTAGAAGATTTTTGCCGTGCCTAACTGCAGGTACAGCATACTTTATGTCTATGAAAAGACCAGGAGTTGATGCTGGTCGAATTAGCTTACTAAAGCAAGAATATGAGGAAAGGTTATCTAGAGCGCAGGAAGAAGACAAGGAACGTGTCAGCCTTCTTATTCGTCCTAGATTAAGTTACTAAGTGACTAAGGCGTTAGGTGTTTGCGATGTTTGCGGCTTTCGTTACAAGCTTAGTGAATTAAAAAAGAATAGCTATGGAATGATGGTATGTCCTACTGATTTTGAAGGCAAGTATGATAAAGTAAGTCATCCCCAAAATAAAATAGCTAGAGTAACTGATGATGTAAATGTTGATAGTCCAAGGCTACCAGTAAATATAGTATCCGCAGTTCCTGTATCAGCATGGCTACCGAGTTTATAATATGGCAAGAGGTAAATATAATAAGATAGTCTGCGATGTTTGTGGCTTTGCATATCCACGGACAGTAATGAAAAAGAATAGTTATGGTCTTTGGGTTTGTCCAGAAGATAATGAAAAAGGTTATGACTTAGTTAATCATCCACAAAATAAAATTATATCTACTATAGATAGAAGCATGTTTATTAAAGATGCTAGACCTGAATTTAATAACGATAGAAACCTAAATTGGGAAGCGGCTGTGTTTGACAATTGGGAAGATGTTGATAAGAACTGGAATATAGTATAATGACAGATTTAACAGGTAAGAAAATTGCAAATACCTATAAAGATTTATTGCAGATTAATTCTAGTGCTTCCAATAATGGTATAGATGAAACACTGCGTAATGTCCAAGATGGTTCTGGTAATAACTCTCCATTAAAACTTTCTCAAACTTCTGCTGCATTTACTGGCAATGTAAGTATTGCTGGTAGTCTAATTGTTGGTGGCGCATTTCAACCAGCAAATCTACAAACAACAAATATTATAGCTACAAGTATTACTACCAGTACATTAAACGCAACTAACCTTGTATTTCAAGATGTAAGTGTTAGTAGTCTACGTACTGGTAATTTTTTTGCAACAACTGTTAGTGCTGGCACGGTAAGTGCAACAACAGTAAATGCCACAAATATATTGGTTGCTAGTGAGCCTGTTGCTACATCTTCTACAGTTGCTGCTTTATCTGCTACATTAGAGACTCGAATTGCAGGAGTCTCAAGTACCTTTGCTGCTACTTCAGCAGCCCTTGAAACACGCATTAATGCAGTGTCAGTTCTTGCAGAAACAAAGGCAAGCGCAGCTACATCTGCTAATCTTGAAACTAGAATTGCAGGAGTATCTAGTACCTTTGCTACTACTTCAGCAACTCTTGAGTCACGTATAGCAACTGTCTCTAATACTATGGCAACTAGTATTGCTACTGTTTCTGCTGCACTTGAAACACGTATTGCGGCAGTATCGGCTCTTACCAAAACTAATCTAGATTCTATTACATCTATTAATACTGTTATTTCGGCAGGAGCTTATGCAAGTGCAGGCACATCTGCAACTCTTGAAACCAGAATTGCAGGAGTGTCTTCTACATTTGCAGCCACCTCTGCAACACTAGAGACTAGAATTGCAGGGGTATCAAGTACCTTTGCAGCTACCTCTGCAACACTAGAGACTAGGATTGCGGCAGTATCTGTTCTTACTAAAACAAACTTAGATGCTGTTGCCTCAGTAAATACAATTGCTGTAGCGGCGGCAAGTGCAGCTACATCTGCTAATCTTGAAACTAGAATTGCAGGAGTGTCAAGTACCTTTGCGGCTACCTCTGCTACATTAGAAACTCGAATAGCTGCAGTATCTGTTTTAACAAAAACAAACTTAGATGCGGTAGCTTCAGTGAATACAATTGCTGTGGCTGCTGCAAGCGCAGCTACATCTGCTAACCTTGAGACTAGGATTGCAGGAGTATCAAGTACCTTTGCCACTACTTCTGCAACATTAGAAACTAGAATTGCTACAGTGTCTAGCACATTTGCTGCAACTTCTGCAGCACTAGCAACAAGTATTAGTAATGCTAATGCTGCTGCTGTGGCATTTGCTATTGCGTTGGGATAATTTATGGAGTATAATACGATATGGCTAATGCGTTTAAATTAAAAACAGATACTGGAGTAGGCACTAGTGCTGCTACAATTTACACTTGTCCTAGTTCTACAGAGACAACTATTATTGGTTTGGCAATTGCAAACATAGTTGCATCTCAAATAGCAGTAGATGTTCAAATAGAAAACAATGATGGAGATAATATTTACGTAGTTAAGGCTGCTCCTGTTCCTGCAGGAAGCTCACTGGTTGTAGTGGGCGGCGACCAAAAGGTTGTTTTGGAAGCATCAGATGTTCTTAAAGTAACAAGTGATACTGCAAGCTCTGCAGATGTTTCGCTTAGTATTTTGGAGATTACTTAATGCCAATTAGTCGAATAGACAATGAGGGACTAACAGGACCGATTGGTGGTCGGCGCAACCTGATTATCAATGGTGCTATGAACGTGGCACAGCGGGCAACGAGCGTTCTGGCTAGTGGTTCCAATGGTTTTAAAACTGTAGACAGATTTAGATACACAAGGTCGGGTACTGTCCCGTTATGGGATTTTACACAAGGCACAAGCGGCCCTAACGGATTTTCTTATACTTTTAAAGCTACTTTAGACACAGCACATACACTGGCATCAAATTCTATAGCCTACATTCATTCTAAACTAGAAGCGCAAGATTTACAGCATCTTCGCTATGGAACATCTGATGCAAAAACTTTGACGTTAAGTTTTTGGGTAAAGTCAAGCAATACAGGAACTTTTATAGTCGAGTTGCTACACTCGGATGCTTCACAATATCAAAATCTTGCCTACACAATAAGTTCAGCAAATACTTGGGAGTATAAAACTCTTACTTATGTAGGAAACACTTCTACTGCTATAAACAATGATACTGGAACAGGCTTGGAAACACGCTTTATTCTTACCGCAGGTAGTGATTATACAGGAGGCTCACTTAATACTGGCTGGAACGCAACTAGTGTTTCTTCGGGTCGCTACACAGGACAAATTGACTTGGCGGCTACGGCGGCAAATTACATTGAAATCACAGGCGTTCAACTCGAAGTCGGCACAGTAGCCACGGAGTTTGAGCATCGCAGTTTTGGTGAAGAGTTGGCGTTGTGTCAGAGGTATTATCATACTACTGACCATATAGGCGGTAGTACAGCACATGCCGCACACATACTAGGAGTATTTACAACTATTAGAGGTTTTTTTGGTATAGATGTACCAGTGGCTATGAGAGCTTTCCCTAGTATTAGTATGGCAGGCTCTATTGTTTTAAGAACGCCAGACCTAACTACTGAGGGTACCTTGTCATCAGTATCTCCTTATGCAACTCTAAATAATACTAGATTTGTCTTAGATGCGGCCTTTAGCACTAGCACAGCTAATACATTTAGAGAAGTATCAATAGGCTCAAATGGTGCTTTTTTATTTGATGCGGAGCTTTAAAAATGAACATTACATCAGCACAATATAGAAAAAACCTTGAAGATGAAAACCACTCAATTATTGCCACTATTGATGGTGTTGAAATCGGTGTCCCCCTCGACCCAGCCAACCGCCACTATGCAGAAATCATGCGCCAAGTAGAAGCTGGCACACTTACTATTCAGGATGCAGACTAATGGCATATATTGGACATAACGCAAACGGTAACTTTACCACGAAACCATCTAAGGATACCTTTAGTGGTGATGGGTCTACTACTGCCTTTACTTTGTCCGAAGGAGCAACAACAAATACTGTAGATGTTTTTGTAGAGAATGTAAGGCAAGAGCCTACAACTGCTTATACTGTAGACGGAACTACTCTTACATTTACTGCTGCTCCTGGTTCTGGAACAAATAACATCTATGTAGTAAATCGTGGACCGCTACAGTTGAGTGCCACGCATCCTGCGGCACAAGCTCTTGAGGCATCAACAGGAACTTTTACGGGTGCTTTATCTGGAGTAGCAGCAACCTTTACTGGCGACCTGACTGTTGATACAAACACCCTATATGTTGACAGCACAAACAATCGGGTCGGGGTGGGGACTGCTTTACCTAGCAAAGACCTTCATTTGGGTGCATCAAAAGAATTACGTCTTCAAACTGGCTCAACCACCTATGACTTTACTCCCACTGCTGGTGGCACTGACCAGCTTGTAATAAATTCAAGTCTAACCACTTTTTATGATTTTAAGATGGGAGGAACAACTAAGGCTTCCATTACAACTAATGGGATAACCTTCAACGGCGACACAGCCGCCGCCAATGCGCTGAATGACTATGAGGAAGGCACTTGGACACCTGCCGTAACTCAAGGTTGGACAAGCGTTTCATACACAAACTCACAACAATTTGGTAGATATACTAAAATAGGCAATATGGTGACTGCTTGGTTTTACCTACGGTTCAGTGGCACTAGTGCGGGTAATGCAATTGCGATTGGAGGATTACCTTTTACAACACCTAATGCATCAGACTCCGAACTGGCTCATAGAGGCGGCGCATTAACATATTTTAATGTGCCTGTTAATGCGGCGGGTAATATTTCGCCATACACCACTTCAGGAGCCACATCTATAGCGTTTTATGCGCTTGACGATGGAGGAGCGAGTGTTTTGTCAAATGCAAATGCTGTAAATAACTATTTGATTGGCTCAGTTACATACTGGGTAGAGTAATTAGCCCGTCTGGAAGTCGGGTCGGACAGTCCAGCCACAGGAGATAAAAATGGCACTTATTAAAGAATTTGAATATGACTGCGAAGTCAGGGGCGAACACAAAAACGTCCAAGTTCGCACAGCAACTATCGTGAAGGATGATGGCGTAGAACTTAGCCGCACTTACCATCGTCACGTTTTGCACTGCCGCACTAAGTCTGGTGACACTTGGGGCGATACAGACATCTCAGGCGAAGATGCAACGGTGCAAGCGGTGTGCAATGCAGTGTGGACTGACAGTGTGAAGTCAGCTTACGAAACATTTATGGATGCACAGGACACAATCTAATGGCATATATAGGTAAACAACCAGGAACAGGAGTACGTAATAGATTTTTGTATACAGCCACGGCTGGACAAACAACTTTTACTACATCTGATTCTAACTTAGCTCTATCATACTCAGATGCTTTGTACATGGATGTATACCTTAATGGCGTACTCCTTGACCCTGCAAATGACTACACAGCTACGTCAGGTACGTCTGTTGTTTTAGGGTCTGGAGCAACTGCTGGAGATATTCTTGAGATAGTTGTATATGATGTATTTTCTGTATTTAATAATACAATAGATGGTAACTTTGATGTAGGTGGAAATACCACACTTGATAATAATTTGACGGTGGGTGGCGACCTTACCGTTGACACCAACACCCTGCACGTTGACAGCACGAATAATCGGGTTGGTATCGGGACAGCCTCGCCAGCCCATTTTATTGATTGCAGAACTACTGGAGAAACAGAGCAGGTCGTTGCTAACTTTAGTAGCACTGGCGATGGCGGTGATAGACAAAGGCTAGAGATTTATGTTGACCCGTCAACTCAAACGACAGAATTGTACGGCGGTGCAGGTGGAGGCTCTGAAAATGATACAAACTTAGCTTTTTCTACTCGTCAGGGCGCAAGCGGGCGTGTTGAGGCTATGCGTATCGACAGTGATGGAAATTTGCTGGTGAAAAAGACTACTGCTGGTAGCACTAATATTGGCTTTGAAGCAAAGTCAAACGGCTTTGCCGCAGCGACTAGAGATGATGGTCTACCTATGATTCTCAATCGTTTAACATCA